CACGATGCAATCGCCGAGATCCGCAAGGCCCGGCTGGAGGTGGTGTCGGCACGGCGTGGGGAGGAGGACGCCCGGGAGGTGCGGGACGCAGCTTGTCAGCTACATCTCTTCGAGTGCCGCAAACACAGCGCGGAGGTTGAGCGGCGGCTGGCTCTGGAAAAGCAACTGGCCGAGGTCACCGCAGAGCGGGACGAGGCCCGGCAGCAGCAGCAGGCCGAGCAACTGCAATGGGCGTCGTTCTACAACGGACTGGGGGCCGAACTCCACAAGGTCAAAGCCGAGCGGGATGGCCTGCAGCGGCAGGTGGCCGAACTCACCGAGAAACTTGGAGAGTTACCAGACGAGGAGGACGAGCCTTTTCCCGAGCCGTACCCGTGGCAAGACGGAGATACCGTGTCGAGCAGGGATGTGAAGATCTTGCCGTACGACTGCCTGTACAAGGTCAAGCGGCTGAGTTGTGGGCGAGTCGCACTAATCGGACTGACTGGAATGTTGTCACAGGCAGACTGGGAGAAACACGGCTTCACCCTCAACCGCAAGGCCAGCGACCTGCCAGACCTCCCGTCACCCACCCCGCAGCAGGTGGCGGAGTTCCCGGCGGTGGCGGAGCCAATTGACGACAACACAGACACCGACGGGGAGGGGCGGCCATGAGCAAGCAAGATCGCGCAATCAAGCTGCTGAGGACCATACTCACCAACACCGACCTGTCGGACATGTCCATAGACCATCACGCAGCGCTCGGCGTCATGTGCATTGCAGTGCTGGCGAACAAGGATGATATGGTGGACAACGTCATCCGCAAGTTTTCCTTCGTGGAGGAATTCACGGCGGTGGCGGGGCCAATTGACGACAGCATCGGCACCGACGGGGAGGGGCAGTCGTGACCAAACAGAAAACCCTGTTCGCCGAGCCCCCGCCAGACGGGGACATCGAGTACATCGGCCAGAAACTGCCCGGGGACTTCGCCGACTACATCCTGCTGGAGCCGGAGGAATTTGACCTCGACGAGGAGCTATTCACTTTGGAGGATGACCCCGCCCCTCCCCCCCAGATCGACCACACAATTCAAGACGTGCAATTGGCGATGAAGGCCCGCGACCACCTGCAATTCTGCACGGAAGACCGGTTGATCTGTGGCATCCCCCTGCGGGTGTGTCCGGAAGGACCGTACTACGCGATTCACCTGACCAAAGTTTTTACGTGGATCGGCGGCGAGTGGCAACCGGCAGATGACCGGGTGATAGTGGGACCGCTGGGGGGTGAGAGATGACAACTCCACCAGCCCCCCAGAGCAACCAGAACGCGGGAGCGGACGAGCGATCTTGCCCGTGGTGTGTGCTGTGGAACGTCGCATTCTCGGCCATGCAGCTGGAGCATCAGCCTTACGATTCGCAGTTCGAGGATCACGTTTGCGGCCTCGTGTCGTGGGGCGGGTCGCTGGCGGATAAACTCGCCGAGCGTGGCACGATGTGCGATGGGTGCCGGCGGTCTGCCGAGATCCAGCGAGGCGACTACCTCGGCAAGGAGCGGCGGGAGTGGCGGGCAGCGATGTGGGCCGAGAACCCCTCGATGCGTTTCATGATGCGACAAGGTCCGAGCGATACTTTCCAGGAGGATGCAAGGTGAAGTTGGAACAGCGAGCGGTCTACAGTCAAGCCGGACGCCTATTCCAGGTGCACGCAACCGTCGAGGTGCGGGAACTGGTGACCGACGGCATCGCCATCCTACGGATCGGCGAGAGCATCCCGGCCAGTGCGACGGACATCCTTCCGCAGCATCGGCAGGATATCGTCGCGGTCATTCAAGCGCTCGCCGAGCGGATCAGCAAAGGAGAGGTTCCATGAAGCGCATCCCGCCCCGGCTGGTCGGCTATCGCGTGCGGGATGTGGTCCTTCGCGGGGCCTCGTATCTGATCCGGCGATTCATCTGGGCTGTGTACGATCCAGAAGAGGACGAGACGATCATTGTTGCACAGTTCGAGTTTTGCAGGCTGGCCCGCGAGGATGGGGCAAAGGTGTGGACGGCAATCCGGACGCCCCAAAAGATTCGGGGGCTGGTCGAGGAAGCCCGGAGGGAATGGACATGACCGATCGCGTGCATGAGCCCAGAATTGCAGGAGGCGGCGTTGAAATTTGCGCGAGTCATTTCGGAGGGTGAGCAGTGAGTGAGCCAAAACAAATCGTGTTGCTGTGCGACCAGGCAGACTTCGACGCCATTCAGGATGCCATCGCCCAGAGGCAGGCCATTCGGTGCATGCCAGACAGCGAGGCCGGCAACCTGGCCGGGGCAACCATCGCCGAGATTTGCCGGGGGTGGATGGAGATGAAGACATTTGATTTCGACGATGACGAAGAGGAGTGGAAGAATGCTTGACCGTCCGTGGAATGTCGGCGATGTGATTCACAATCCGCAGGAGAAGCGGACCGCACTTGTAACTGGTGTTGAGGATGGCGCAGAGGGCCGACTGGTGTTTACTTCCATCTGGTGCTATTTGAAACCGCAGGATTGGCACGAAGAAAAAGGCTTCCGACTGGTTCAAAAAAAGGGTGAGACATGACCGATCGCACCATCTACACCAGTGTCAAGCCCAGCGTCGCAGCAGCCCCGACAGTGCAGAAAGACAGGCTGGTCGAGCAGATGGGCGGGACACATGGCCCCGCCGCAAGCCGGGCGAGGATCGACACGGTGGCGTTGCGACTCCAGCGGCTGGGGCAGATCATTGACGAGCACGACTGGGAGCAGCTAAGAGAGTGGCGGCTGTCGCAGTTGATGGCCCTCGGGTTCTTTGAGCAACCGGAATAAACCTTGACGACCTCGCGCCCGTCGCCCACAATCGCTAGCGGAGGTGCCGACATGCAAGCACAAGCGGTTGGAAGTGAGGCAGGGAAACTGTCAGGCCACGACGTGCGGCGGGTGATGTTGCACGTCGTGCAAATGGCCATCGGCACCGGGCTAACCGTGCTGGCGGAGAACCTCGGGCATCTCGGCCTAGGACCGTGGCAGCCGATCGCGGCGGTGGGTGTGACAGCGGCGATTGATCTGCTGAGGCGGTGGGCTACCAGCACTGCGGTTGTGCCAGTGGAGCCCGCGAAGTAATGGCAGCCCTCGGCACAATCTGCTATGCGTTCATCGGGCCACTGCTGGCCGATTCTTCGCCGTCGGCAGATCCGGGGCCGACGTACTTGCTAGCGGGAGCCTGTACGGCGTTTCTCGGAGCGTTGGCTTGGGCGATCAGGCAGGTGGTCGTGTGGGGCAAGGACGGGGCTGCGATCCTGTATCGCGAGGTCCTAAACCCATTGGCATCGTCCCAACGCGCGTTAATGGACACCCTGAATCAGACACGCAAATCCGATTCGGAAGCGCTGACATCTCTCGCGGCCGACGTTCACGAACTCAACAGAAACATCCGGTGCCGACATGAGCCCTGATTACGAACTTTTAGGCAGAATCCAATCCGCGACCACTGAGGCGGATCGGGCACTGGAAATTTTTCCGGTCGTCTATGCGACGACTCCCGCAGGCATTCCGCCAGCGAGCAATAACCCATTGCTGCAGAAGGCTGCACAGGAACTGCTGGCAAAGGCAATGGCCATCATCACCGCCATCATGACGATCGGCCCCCCGTCGCCTGTGGTGCCGACTCCTCCCCCGCCGGGCCCGAAGCCATGAGCAAAGCAGAGATCCGATTTGATGGTCATTTTTTCGCAATGGCGGACGGCATCGAGGCACCGCAACGGCTGAGCCTTGACCAGCCTGTGACCGGCACGATGCACTTCGATCCAGATGTGATGCCAGTAACCTGCACTGTGAATTTCGGTCCAGAGGACTTGACGGAATTTGGCAAGGCGTTTCTGAAGTGGCTGGAGACGAAGCCATGAATTGGCCCCGCCTGATCACACAACTGCTGTCCGTCCTGTCTGGCCTGATCGCCTCGGGGAACCTCGGTCGCCTCACCACGGCGGACGGTTCGCCCGGGGAACTCGCGGTCTGGGCTGGCATCCCTGCATTGCTGGCTGCGGCTGGCGGTGTGGGGCAAGCGTTTCTTGCCAAGCCATCGGGGGACACGGCCAAGCCGGGCAGCCCGGGGCATCGGGAGTTCTGCCAGTCGGTGTATCAGTTGGCGTTGGCGTGCGAATGGCCACGGCTTAAGGCTGTTGTGGATCAGTGGGAGAAGACCAACCCGGAGAGCCCCAAGCCGTGAGACTCCTCTGGCCGCTGATCCTGCTGGTGGGGTGCGGTTGTGCTCCCGTACGTCATCCCGGAGACGTGAGCCCCACCCCGCCAGCGGATGCGGTCGAGCAGGCGGCCCGGGAGTTCAGGTCGACTCTGTTCCGCGAGTTGAGCGAGCGTGCTGCCAAGGCCTCGGAGACCGATCCGGGGGACTGGGCGTCAGCGGCTGAGGCGTGGAGAGCGGAGCAGGTCGAGGCCCGACGTGTGGCCAATGAGCGGCTTGAGGCGGCGATTCTGCGGGCGGCGGGGGAGCAGGACAAATGGGATCGGGAGCGGTGGCGGAGTGTGCTGTTGAGTCTCTCGCGGGGGTGGGCTGATGAGTGAGCGATGGGCCGTCCATCATGGCGATTGCCGCGAGGTGATGCGGACTCTCGACCCCGAGAGCATCGATAGCATCGTTACCGATCCGCCCTACGCCCTGGGATTCATGGGCAAGGGCTGGGACACCTACAGCACGGGTCGCAAGCAGAAGCACAACAACAGGTTCGAAGAATTCATTTACGACGTCTGTGAGCATGCCTTTCGAGTAGCCAAACCAGGAGCCCACCTACTCGCGTTCGGCGGCACCCGCACCTATCACCGTCTCGCGTGTGCCATCGAGGATGCCGGGTGGGACATCCGCGATTGTGTGATGTGGGTCTATGGGTCGGGGTTCCCGAAGTCGCATGATGTGAGTAAGGCGATTGACCGGGAAGCGGGGGCGGAGCGGGAGGTTCTGGGCAGAAACAAACACGGGAGAACGCAGTCTGTCGGCGCTTACAACTTTGGCGGCCGTGATGTGATCAACGGATCGAATAACATGGGGCAGGAATTCGACATCACCGCCCCCGCCACCGAAGCCGCGAAGCAATGGCAAGGCTGGGGTACTGCCCTGAAGCCAGCCTACGAGCCGATCATCGTGGCCCGGAAGCCGCTGCGGGGGACTGTAGCAGGGAACGTGCTGGAGTGGGGCACGGGCGGGATCAATGTGGATGGGTGCCGGATTGGTACCGATGAGACACTGCAAGGTTCGACCGTTCGCAATGACATTCAGGGCGGTGCCTTTGCCAGTGGACATAAGGCTAACCCCGGCGACATTCCCGATTTCACGCAGAATCCAGCAGGCCGCTGGCCCGCGAACTTCATCCACGACGGCAGCGAGGAGGTGGTGGGGCTGTTTCCGCGTGCTGCTGGTGCATCTGCTCCCGTGCGAGGAAGCGAGCAAAGCACCACCGGGCAAAACGGAATCCTCGGGCATTTCAACCGAGTGCCTGGCCCATTCCACAACGACTCTGGCTCCGCCGCCCGCTTTTTCTACTGCGCCAAGGCGTCAAAGCGGGATCGGGACGAGGGGTGTGAGGGGATGGAGGAAAAGGAAGCCGGAATTAAGAACGATAGCGGACGGGGTTTCAGCGAATCAGATCCGATGGCGAAGATTATGCGTCGCAACCATCACCCCACCGTCAAGCCAACGGACCTGATGCGATACCTCTGCCGATTGGTCACGCCCCCGGATGGGCTGGTACTCGACCCATTCACCGGCAGCGGTTCGACGGGCAAGGCGGCAATTTTGGAGGGGTTCCGGTTTGTTGGCTGCGAGTTGTCCGCCGAGTACATTGAGATTGCACGGGCGAGGATCGGACACGCTGCCGGACAGTCACGACAGAAGGAGCTGGCCTTAGCATGAGTGAGCATGGTCTAGGCTGCCTTGAGGCCTCATTCTTCGAGATCGGTCAGGTCGACTCGGTGTGCAGTGCTCCGCCGGTGTACGACGGCGACATCCCGGAAACACTCAACGCGAGGAAATGGCTGAGGGTCAACGATCAGGCGCTGCGAAATAGCTGCTGTGGGAACGCGGTCGACAAGGCCTTGGAGCTGTCCCAGCTGTTCGATTCGGCGTTCCAATCGCACCCGGAAGACCTTTCCGCGAGGTGGTCGTATCTGGCGGCCCTCGATTGGGCGCAGACCCTGCAACGTGGGGACAATGGCGTGAGCATCGAGGCGGGCGTCATGGCATCTCGTGACATCGGGGCACTGCTGGAGAGTGAGTACCCATATTGGCGGCAGGATGAGCCATTCGAGCGTGAGTTACCAT